TCGCCCTTGTGGACCGCCTCGCCGATATAGGCGCGGTTCGACAGCATCCGGTAGAGATACTTCTTGTCGATCCGGTTACCTCGCGGGGTAACGATGCCGCGCGTGCCAACCTCCCGCGCCAGTTCCGTGCAGGAGCCGATCTCGAGAAAGCGGGCGAAGATCCAGCGCACATGCGTGGCGCATTCCTGATCCACCACCAGCTTGCGGTTTTCCACCCGGTAGCCGTAGGGCGGCACCCCACCCATCCACATGCCCTTCCTGCGGCTGGCGGCGACCTTGTCGCGAATGCGCTCAGCTGTGACCTCACGTTCGAATTGGGCAAATGAGAGCAGGATATTGAGGGTCAGCCGTCCCATGGATGTCGTGGTATTGAAGCTCTGCGTCACCGAGACGAAGGTCACGCCGTTCCTGTCGAATACCTCGACCAGCTTGGCGAAATCGGCGAGCGAGCGGCTGAGGCGATCGATCTTGTAGACCACCACCACGTCGACCAGCCCGTCCTCGATGTCAGCCAGCAGCCGCTTCAGGCCGGGACGCTCCAGCGTGCCGCCCGAGATGCCGCCATCGTCATACTGATCGCGGACCAGCACCCAGCCCTCGGAGCGCTGGCTGGCGATGTATGCCTCGCAGGCCTCGCGCTGAGCGTGGAGGCTGTTGAACTCCTGCACCAGCCCTTCCTCGGAGGATTTCCGGGTATAGACCGCGCAGTGCAGCTTGCGGACGACCTTCGGTTTTTCCGGCGGCTTCGTCACTTCCGCCCCCTGTGGTTCTTGAGGCCGAAGAACACCCAGCCGTTCCAGCGGGTGCCGGTGATGGCGCGGGCGATGGCGGACAGCGACTTGTAGGGCAGCCCCTGCCATTCGAAGCCATCGGCGGTGACCGTGACGATGTACTCGATACCCTGCCATTCGCGCAGCAGCCGCGTGCCGGTGATCGGGCGGTCGCGATCGGCGCGGATGCTGCGCTTGCGCTTGTCGCCGCCGTCAAGTTCCTCGCCCAGCCGCTCAAGGCGCCGGATCGTCTCCGGCTTCAGCCCGCCATAGGCCAGTTCCTGAATGCGGTAGGCAAGCCGGGATTCAAGGTAGCGGCGGTTGAACGGCGGCGGCTCGCTGTCGAACAGATCGCGCCACTGTTGCTTCAGGTCGGGCGTCGGCGTGGTCTTGAGCGCGGCGAGGCGCGCAGGGATGGGATCGTGCGTGGTCATGCGGGTCTCCGGTATTCACCGGTTGCATGACGGCATTGGTCGGGCGGGAAGTGTAGCGAACTTTCTCCCATGTCGTCAGAGAGTTCGATTGACTTCCTCATGCACAACCGGACCAGGCCGAGGGCGAGGATGCGGCACAACTCGGCCCGGCGCTCGGCCGGCGTCATCAGAAAGGGCGACAGGGGATTGGGGCGTTTCATGTCTTGGTAGCCGTGATCGGTGGTACTTGCCGATCAAAAGCCACCCAGCAGCCCGGAATGGGACATGATCCCGGACGGCCAGATGTTGCAGACTTTCAATAGCGACGAATTCCGGAGAAACTGCCAGTATTGATCGTCAAGCTTTGGGTGGGACATGCCGCGCAGGAAGAGCGAATTCGGCCCGAACCTCGGTAGTATCCTTCAGGGCGCCCCGGCTGCGCTGGTCCGACAGTTTCTTGCCAGTTTCAAACGGCCCGACGACACTCTTCTCGGTCCGCCGGAAATCACTGACGGCACGACCGATGATCAGGGCAAAGCAGCGCTGACTGCGTACCTGCGTTCCGAGGACAAGGAAATCATCGGGCTACTTGAGGGCATCTCTGGCGCGCTGCTCGACATGGGCAAGGACAAGGGAGCGACCTCACTCGACACGGTCGCGGGGCAACGGCTGCAGAATGTCGACTACGACCAGTATGAATCCCAGCCTGACTCGCTGTGCCGGAGCATCTGGATGCGTACGGTTTTCCCGATGCACTTCCACGACGCCCAGAGTTTCTATGCCGCGCGGCGCTATCGAGAGCGGCGGACCTACTACACAAGCTGCGAGGTGGACTTCGACCATACTTCTGTTGCCGACGTAGACGGAATTCCTGAGGAGAAGCTCTGCGGCGCACTTCAGGCGGCTCTGGGACTGAAGGGCAAGGTCACCGCATCCGTCCTCGAATTGCCCGAGACCGCCAACTACCCACCGTCCTTCATGGTGGCCCTCCGCCATCCCGGGCCCTTGTCGAGTATCGACAATCATCGCGAGGAAGGGGGCTGGACTGTCCATTACTACAGGCCATCGCACGAGGCTGTCCTGATCTATACGCCCCAGTTGAAGAAGATCGAAGTCGCATCTGCCAGCGGCGACGTTCGCGAAAAAACCTCGAAGGTCTTCGCGGAGGTGGTTCTCGGGCGCCCGCCATCGGCCAAGCCGCTGACCCGCCGAGAGTTCAACCTCGAACGCTTCAGATCCTCTTACCATCTGGACTGCCCGGCTTTTGACGATGTCGAGATCACATTGGCGTCGGTAGTCGAGGCCGAGGTGCGCCTTGGCACGTGGGGCCGGCGGCTGAACATCAAGGTGACCCTAGATGACAAGATGGAGGACGTAGCCCAGAAATACGTCTCCAATTCAGCCACCCTGGTCCGGAGTTTCGGCTTCACAAAGATCGTAATCGCAATTGGTTACACCCGTCGATCGGACGGCAAAACCGGAACCTTCCGGGTCTCGATCTCGGGTGGCAGCAGTTCGGACGTGCAAAGCATGCGCGATCCGTTCCTGCGGGACCTCGGGTTCCGGCTGCTCGAACACTGGGGGCTCACGCAGAACCTTCGGACTCTCACCGAAGATGAACGGGCGCAGTGGTTCGGCTTTCTATTGTCGCTGTATGACCTGCCCGGCGATACAGTCGCAGGTGCGTTCTTCAGATCCGCAGGCGTCGATCCTGCGCGCCTTATGAGTGCCAGATTGATTGCCCGCAACGGGCGCCAGATGATTGGGCTGGCCGAGGATGACGGTGAGGTTGTGGAGGTTGAGCAGGAAACGGGTCCGGAGCCGGGGACGGTTCGGCAAACCGGTTCCTTTGGGGAAGCGGACGGATTGCGTCTCGACACCGATGCAATCGAGTACGTGATGGATCGAGCATGGCTCGCCGAAACCATCCTTAAGGCGATTTCAGGCGCCCTCGGCATCCGGAACATCGAAACAATCAACGAATTCCTCGTCGCCCTCGGGCCGATTACACTGGGTGAGCGAAAGGTCCCGCTCTACCTGGCGCGCCGCCTTGCTGATCTCAAAATCCGCGATAGTGTCGAGAATGCGCTTCGGCCGCGACATACGGCGGGTCCTGGTCTTGTACTCGCCGTGTCCAATGATCCACCACGATTCCTCGGGCCGAACGTCGTGATCGCGCTGCGCGACCTGCTGCTGGCCGACGGCAGCCTCGGCGATCTGGACCAGGAGGAAATGGCTCGGCGGTTCGATGCGAACCGAACGCTGGTGTCCTCCGCGCAAGTCGCTCAAGTCGTACAACACACGCCTCGCGCCGGGACACTCATCATTCCGGGCCTCGAGCCGCTGACGCTCGATGGCGCATACCAGATCCGGCTCTTCGAGCGCCTTGTCAAAGCGGCGACGGATGGCACGGGCCAGCGGCTGACCAAGGTCCTCATGGACGGGATGGGGTCCGGCAATCCCAAGCAGCTGTTCTCTCCCGGCGCATGGGCGAAGGCTCATCCGACTTACATCCGGCACGGCTCGAGCAAACGCTATTGGCGTCTGGGCGAAGCGACCGACACCGAGTGATCTAGAGTTCATCTAGGGTTTCGGGCGGGACGGTCTAACAGACCGCTGATTAATGGAAGGGCTCCACATCAAAGGAGCACCCCGATGCCGATCCCCTTTCCCTCCCGCCCGTCCGCCCCATTGCACGGGTCCGGCGCCGCGAAGAAGACCAAGCCCACCACCACCCCGCCCTCGACCTCGACCTGGCGCTGCATCCGCTGCGGCGGCGTTCTTGGCGTGTTCCGTGAAGGCCGGATGCATGTGAGCTTTTCGCGGGGGCACGAGTATTTCACGGGCTTTCCGGTCCAGGCGAAGTGCCGGGGCTGCGGCACGCTGAACCACACGAGCGGACCGGCGCGCTAGAGCGCGCCTTCCCCCGTCCCCTTCACCCCCGAGAGGCGCATGACGCCCTGATCTGGTCCCCGAGAGGCGCTGGACGCCCGGCCGAAAGGCTGGCGTCCGGTGTCCTTTTCCTGGCACGAGATCCGCGAGGATCTGATGCGATCCTCGTCCAGGCTTCAGTTCCAGCGCAGCTTTGAGGCCCTGCGGCAGGCGCATGCTGCGCTAGCCCCATTCCGCGATCCGGTGGCGCTGTTCGACGGGCTGCATCGCACAAGGGACGCATCCGACGACAAGAAGCTGATCCTCAGAGCCCTCGTCGAGGCGGCGCAGTCCGGCGGTGCGATGTCCGATTGCGCCCTGACCGTGATGCTGCTGGCGCTCTGGCCGGGACTGGACGCGATCCGGCACCGATCGATCCGGCGTCGCCTGGGGTCCCCCGAGGAGGTCGCCTCGGATCTGCTGGCACGTGCCGCGGTGGCCATCCGCAGCCTGCGGCTGGACCACGTCACCTTGATCGCGGCCACGGTGCTGCGCAATGTCGAACGCGACATGATCCGCGCACATCGCAAGCAAGCAGAGCGCGCATTCCTCACCAGCATCACCGATCCCGATGACCTGCCCGCCGATCGGGCCGGAGGCCAGCAGGCAGCGGAGGCGGCAGCCCTGGAGGATGAACTGCGCAGGATGCTCGGCATCGCTGCCCTGCTGGTGATCCGTGTGGCGATCGAGGGATACAGCCAGGCGGAGGTGGCCGCCGAGCTTGGCCTCACGCCGGATGCCGCCCGCAAGCGCTACCAGCGCGCGATGCGCAGGCTTCGGGCCGCCTTCGTGGAAATCCCCTGAGCCGATGTCCCATCCGGCCTGCGCGATTGGCTTTTCCCCTGTGAGCGCCCCTCGGCGCCCCACTCGGAACAGGGGAAGACATCGATGACCTGCATCATTGCCACCACGCCCGGCGAGTTCCGCCGCCTGCCGGGCTTCTACCGCCGCTGGGAACTGGCGGAAGTCTGCGCCTCCAATCGCAGCTACCGGATCGAGGATGCCGGTCATCACGCCGACGGCACGCCGCTGCTGGCGATCTATGCCGATGACGGCGAGGATGCGATCGGCATGCCGGCCCCCGATCCGGCCGTGAGACCGCCTCAGGCCTGGGCGGTGGCCGATGTCTGATCGCCGCCGTTCCCCGCTTGCGGCCAGTCTCGCCCTCGCGGCACTGCCGCGGTTGATCAGCGTCTTCGGCCCCTCCCGCCTCGGCCAGCGCGAGGTGGAGGTCGCAACGGCGACGCTCGATGACCTGGCCTTTGCCCTCGACCGCCGGGCGGTACTGACACCCGCCGAACGCGCGGCGCTGGAGGCGCTTTACTTCCTTGCCCGCGAGCAGGGTTGCCAGGGCGGTGCCGCGGCCTTGCCCCTGGTTCATCGCCGGGGGGCGGCCTGATGACGGATCATCCCGGCGCGCATCCGCCACAGCCCTCCCTGCTGACGACACGCGAACTTGCGGCGCGGTGGCGCCTGGCACCGCGCACGCTGCAGCGTTGGAGGGAGGCTCGCTACGGCCCGGCCTGGGTGAGGCTCGGCGGGCTGGTGTTCTATCGCCTGAGTGATGTCGAGGCCTTCGAGGCCCGGCAGAGCTTCACGCCGGACTGACCCATGGCGCGGGATCGCCAGTCCGGACCCGCGCAAGACAACAGGGAAGACAGCCAGGCTGCCGGCGGCGGCCCCTTCGGCATGGCCGGTCAGGGCTATGGCGATCTGGCGGCCCGGCTTCTCGACAATGGCTTTGAACCGCTGCCGATCCTCGCAGGAACAAAACGCCCGGCTGTGGACGCCTGGACGACAGCCCGGATCGACGAAGCGCAGGTATCCCGCTGGATCGAGACGTTTCCCATGTCCGGGGTCGGATTGCGAACCGGACAGCTCGTCGGCATCGATATAGATGTCCTTGACCCCGACACCGCGCACCAGATGGGGCGGATCGTCGAGGGCAGGCTTGGCAGTTTGCCAATGCGCGTCGGACTCTGGCCGAAACGGCTCTATCTCGCGCGAACCGAAACGCCCTTTGCCAAACTGTCTGCACGCAAGCTCGAATTCCTTGGCCTCGGCCAGCAGTTCGTGGCCTTTGGCATCCACCCGGACACCGGGCAGCCGTATTACTGGCCAGCCGGCGACACGCCGCTCGATCTGCCGCTTGCCGACCTGCCACTCGTCGACGAGGCCATCTGCCGCGATCTCCTGTTCGAGCTTGCAGCGCTCCTCCCTCCGATCGGGGAGCAGCAACGTCGGGCACGGCGAGGTGGAAACGCGGGTCCTGCGACCGGCCCGGTCCGCGATGCCGATGGGATTGTCGTCGACGGGCGTGACGGCTGGTTGTCGACGATCGCCTATCACGCGGTTCACGACGCGATCGATGCCGATCAAACCCTGGCCCCCGACATCCTGGCCGAACGCGCCTGGCAGCGGTTCAGCGCAACCACCGATCTGTCCCGGGGCAAGAAGGACAGCTCGACGTCCTATGATCTCCATGATGCTCTGACGAAGGTCCGCGACAAGCTCGGCCTTGCAGCGGCTGGCCGCCTGCCGCCACGCGCATCTCCGGACGCGGAGCCCGTCGAGGTCGAGCCCGGCCTGCCCGTCGGCGACGCCCGGGAAAAGCTCGCGGAAGCGATCGCAGCATTCTGCCGTTCGGCCGAGGACTGGAGGGCCGCGGGGAGCGAGGAACCGGGCCCACGGACCGGACTTCGCGCCAGCGTCGGCCTCGGCAAGTCGGCGGTCTCACGGCGGGAACTTCTTGCTCTGCAGGCGCGGTTGAAGGACGCCGGCCTTCCGCATTGCATTCTCGTCTTCGTGCCATCCCTGGCGCTGGCGGACGAGGCGGCGCTCGGCTGGGCGGGCGACAATCTGCGCGTTGCCGTCCATCGCGGTTACGAGGCGATGGTGCCCGGGCTTGGCCGGCCCATGTGCCGGGATCTCGACATGGTGAGGCTGGCCATCGCGTCCGGGCTTCCGGCCTTCCCCAATGCCTGCTTGCGCCGCGGCGGTGCCCGCTGTCACACCTTCGACGCCTGTGCCAAGCAGGGGAACCTGCGCGAGACCGAAGAGGCCGATGTGGTTCTGGCGGCCTATGACAGCCTCTTCACCGGACTGTCGGTGCCCTCGGGCAAGGCAGCGCTGATTGTGATCGACGAGGGCTGCTGGGAGCGGGCCGTCCGTCGGACCCGGATTGGCCTCGCGGAGATCACTGCGGCCGAGGCCGTCGACACGCCGAGACTGGACGATCCCGAGGAGGAGGAAGCCGCCTGGACCGAGCTCTTCCGCCTCCGGACGCTGGCGACCGACGCTTTGCGGGCCAACGGGGCGGGCCCGCTGATGAGGCAGCACCTTGTCGACGCAGGTCTCACTGTCGCGGCATGCGCCACCGCCGCCGCGCTGGAAATCCGGCTGCGCGTTGACCCCGGCCTGCGCCCGGGCCTGCCGCAGGGGGCGCGCCGACGCGCGGCGGAACTCAGCTGGGACGCCAATCGGTCGGTCCGGCGCGAGGCCCTGTTCCATGCCCTGGAGGGCTGCCTGCAGGGGGCCGAAGACCAGGACGGTCGTGTCCGAGTCATGCCGCCTGATCCCGGGACCGGCGCCGCTTCCATCGAGGTGACCCGCCTGCAGGGGATCGATCAGGACCTCGCCCAACTGCCGATCCTGCATCTCGACGCCACGCTGCGACCTGGCCTTGCCGGGACGGTGCTGCCAGGACTTGATGTCATCGAGATCGCTGCGTCCATGCCGCAGATGCGGTTGACCGCGGTGCAGGGCAGCTTCGGCAAGTCATCCCTGGTGGAGGATCCGAAGGCCGCTCCGGACGAGGCGCGGCGGCGGCGGAACCGGCTCCGGGACTGCGTCGACCATGTCCGCTGGGAAGCGACCCGTGTTGCGCCGGGCAGGACACTGGTGGTCACCTACAAGCAGATCGAACCGGCCTTCGCCGGAATACCAGGTGTCGAGACGGGACACTTCAAGGCCATCGCCGGACTGGATGCCTACAAGGACGTGGCGCTGCTTGTCGTCATCGGCCGGCCGCTGCCCGGAACCGATGATCTGGGGCATCTGACCAGCGCCTATCTTGGGCATGTGCCCACAGGTGCCTACCACCGGGTCCGGCGCGGCCTCTTGATGCGGGACGGGTCGCGGCGCCCGATCGTCGCGATCGAGCACGAGGACCCGCTCGCAGAACTCATGCGTTCGGCTGTTTGCGATGATGAAGTGATCCAGGCGATCGGCCGGGGCCGCGGGGTGAACCGGACGGCGGCGGATCCGCTGGAGGTCCAGGTTCTGGCAGACGTCGCCCTGCCGCTGATCCACGATAGGGTGCTGGCCTGGGACACCGTGGTGCCGGACATCGTCCAGCGCATGCTGCTGGCCGGCCTGGCGGTGGACAGCCCCACTGATGCAGCAGCACTGCATCCGGGGCTGTTCCCAAATGTCGACCAGGCGAAGAAGGCCTTCCAGCGCGGGGTATTTGGGGGACAAATCCCTATAGATAACTCTTATAGGGATCTGTCCCTTAAATCGGCTGCCTACCGCCGTCCCGGTCGGGGCCGCTCCTGGCAGCGGGCATGGTGGATCGAGGGGATTGCGTCCGACCCGCGACGGCTGCTCGAGGGTGCAGTCGGCCCCCTTGCTGAATGGAAGCCCGATTGATCAGGCAGATACATTTCGCCTCGGGCAAGGAGATACTGGCGCCACATCTGTCCTTCCCTGTCCTTTTCCGTCGCAATTCTTCATTTACCGTCATTATTACAATAACTTGCCCCATCTGATATCCTTGTCCTGAGCCCCTCTGGACATGCCGCTTGTTGCGGCCCGGGGGGATGGGAGGCGCAGATGGACGGCGGACGGACCCTTGCGATCGACTACCGCCCGATTGGCGACCTGATCCCCTATGCGCGCAATGCCCGGACCCATTCGGAGGCGCAGGTGGCGCTGATCGCGGGATCGATCCGGGAATACGGTTTCACCAATCCGGTGCTGGTCGACGGGACGAACGGCATCATCGCCGGCCATGGCCGGGTGCTGGCGGCGCGCAAGCTGGGGCTGGGGGCGGTGCCGGTGATCGAGCTTGCCCATCTGAGCGAGGCGCAGAAGCGGGCCTATGCGCTGGCCGACAACAGGCTTGCGGAACAGGCGGGATGGGATCGCGACCTGCTGGCGCTGGAACTGGGCGATCTGCGCGAGATGGCGGTGGACCTGGGAAGCCTCGGCTTCGAGGCGAGGGAACTGGATGCGCTGCTGAACGCAGGGCAGCCGGATGCCCGGGAGGAGGATGTCCCGGAGGCGCCCGCGGTCGCGGTCTCCCGTCCGGGCGACCTGTGGTGCCTCGGACCGCATCGGCTGATCTGCGGTGATGCGACGGATGCGGGGACCGTGGCCCGCGTTCTCGCTGGCGTGGTGCCGCATCTGATGGTGACCGATCCGCCCTATGGGGTGGGTTATGATCCGGCCTGGCGCAATCGGGCGGGACTTTCGGAGACGCGGCGCACCGGCAAGGTGCTGAATGACGACCGGGCCGACTGGCGCGAGGCCTGGGAGCTGTTTCCGGGCGAGGTCGCCTATGTCTGGCACGGCGCCCTGCATGCCACCACGGTGGCCGAAAGCCTTGTCGTCACCGGCTTCGCGATCCGCAGCCAGATCGTCTGGGCCAAGGAGCGGCTGGTGCTCGGCCGGGGCGATTATCACTGGCAGCACGAGCCGTGCTGGTATGCGGTGCGGGCCAGGGGCAAGGGTCATTGGACCGGTGACCGCAGGCAGACCACGCTGTGGCAGATCGCGAGCCGGGACCAGGACGCGGCCACGGTCCATGGGACGCAGAAGCCGGTCGAGTGCATGCGTCGGCCGATGCTGAACAATGCCTCGCCCGGCCAGGCGGTCTATGAGCCCTTCTCCGGATCGGGGACCACGATCATCGCGGCGGAGACCTGCGGGCGGCATTGCCATGCGTTGGAACTGGACCCGGCCTATGTCGATGTGGCGGTGCTGCGCTGGCAGGCCTTCACCGGCCAGGCCGCGCGACTCGAGGGAGATGGCCGGGCCTTCACGGAAGTGGCGGCGGAGCGGGCAAGCGAGGGCGTGGCATGACGGGCCGGCCGGCAATCCATCTGACCGATGCCCAGCGTGCCGAGGTCGAGACCTTGGCGGCTGTCCTCAATGCCGAGCAGATCGCCGACTTTCTCGGCATCGGCCGGACGACCTTCTTCGCCTTGATGAACCGGGATCCCGATCTTTCGGAACGCTATAAGCGGGGGAAGGCGCGTGCGGTGGGTGCGGTGGCGCAGAGCCTTGTAACCAAGGCCCGGGCCGGCAATGTCACGGCGATGATCTTCTATCTGAAGACGCAAGGGGGCTGGCGCGAGACGCTGGAGGTCGCCACGCCGGCCAGTTTGCCGGAGAGCACGCTCGACCTGACCCGGCTGAGCGACGAGACCTTGCGCGAGATGCTGGCCATCTGCGAGCGTGGCCAGGCAGCGGACACCATCGAACTGGAGAAGGACAGGGCAAATGACCACTGGTCAATCCCCTAGCGCTTCGGCCTTCGAAAGCCTCACGGGCACGGTCGTGGGCTTCCTGCTCTCTCTCTGGGCACAGCGGTTGCTGTTCCCGGCGCTCGGTCATGACCTTGTTCTGGCCGAGAATGCGATGGTGGCAACGGTGTTCACCCTCCTCTCCTTTCTGCGCGGCTATGGGCTGCGCCGGCTCTTCAATGCCTTGCAGGACCGGCTGCCATGAGCGGGCCGCCCCGCAAGCCGAGTGCCTGGCGCCGGGCCGAGGGCAACCGCGGCAAGCGGGCGTGGAACCATGCCGAGCCGGCGCCGCCGCGGGATCTGCCGCGCTGCCCCTCCCATCTTGGTGCCGAGGCACGCAGGGAATGGCGCCGGCTTGTCGGGGTGCTGCACGACATGGGGGTGATCACGGTGATCGACCGGGCGGTGCTGGCAGCCTATTGCCAGGCCTGGGGCCGCTGGGTGGAGGCGGAGGAGAAGCTGCGCGAGACCCCGCTCTTGATCCGCACGCCCTCGGGCTATGTGCAGCAATCGCCCTGGCTGTCGGTGGCCAACCGGCAGATGGAACTGATGGGCCGCTACATGGCCGAGATCGGGCTGACCCCGGCGGCACGGTCGCGCATTGTCGTGCCTGCCGCGACGGCGCCCGCGGCGCCGGATCCTGTGATCATCATCCGCCGGCTGGTCACGAGCCCCACGGGTGAGGAGGGCAGGATGTCAGGCGGGGATGATGGCCCGGAGGTGGATGATGCGAAGCGGGTGCTCGCCCTCAACCCTCCGGCCCGCAAACTCTGACCTGCGCGGCGTGACCCGTCGGGCACAGGCGACGAGGCCAGCCGCGCAACGCATGCTTCTGCCATTAGGCCATTGAAATCGCTACACTTCATGGCGACAGATCCTGTACTCTTCTGCGCAACGAAGGTTGCGCAGGTCTGCACGGGGCCAGGATATGGGGGTGGCAATGGCGGTGGGAGAGCGGCTGGTGGCCTATGAGCGGGTGTCGACGGCGCGGCAGGGGCTGTCGGGGCTC